CTCATTTCCGGACAGATATATTAGAAAGCGTCAAATTTGAATTTTGGGAGGATATTCGTTCTCGAATAACTCCGGATCAGCTTGACTCTATTCATGTTCTGGATGACTTTACAGCTCTTAACGGAGCCTGTGGCGTGAAATTCATCGATAAGATGAATACTAAAGCTTCAGCGGGCAACCCATGGAAGAAGAGTAAGGAGTATTTCCTTGAACCTTTGGAAGAACAACGTGGCTATCAGAATCCTCTCACTGTGAATGAAGAAATTCAGTCTCGCATGGATGATATGTTACGAAGATATCTTGAAGGAGATAGGGTATACCCGAACTTTTGCGCTCATCTTAAAGATGAACCAGTCTCCCTTAAGAAAGCTACTATTGGTAAAACCCGTGTTTTTGCTGGTGCTCCTCTCGATTGGTCGTTACTTGTGAGAAAATACTTTTTATCGCATGTGAAACTAATACAGGAGAATCGTTTCGTTTTTGAGGCGGGCACTGGTACGGTTGTCCAATCTTATCAATGGACTGAAATGCATGATTATTTGACTAAGCATGGTGCAGATAGAATTGTTGCTGGAGATTACAAATCTTTCGATAAAAAGATGAGTCCCCTTTTCATTCGAGCTGCATTTGATATTCTCATTGATCTTGCACGGGAATCGGAATATATTTCACCTAGTGATTTGTTGGTCATGCGAGGAATAGCAGTTGATACTGCTTACCCTCTAATTGACTTCAATGGTGATCTTGTGGAATTTTTTGGTTCTAATCCTTCTGGACACCCTCTAACTGTTATAATTAACAGCCTTGTGAATTCTTTGTATATGAGATACGTTTATCGCATGTTGAATCCTCAAGGGAGGGATATACCTTCGCTCCATTCCAGCACTCGGTTTAAGGAATCTGTTTCTTTAATGACATATGGTGACGACAATATCATGTCTGTAAGTGCAGAGTGCCCGTGGTTTAACCATGTCGCCATCTCTGGTGCTTTTCAAGATATGGGTATAGTTTACACCATGCCCGACAAGGAATCTGAATCCGTACCTTATGTTTCTAT